TAGTGAAGTTATCTTTGCCTAATTTAGTGATATCAGCTGTAAGCGCATCGCTAGAACCATAATAGTCCTTCCAATCGCTTTCAATCTTGCCTCTAATCTGCTTTTTCTTCTTTTTGCCGTTCTTTAAGGTAACTGTTTTATAAGTTGTCTTTGCGAACTTGGCTAGTTTTTTGCCTATATACTTGCGACCAGAGATAACATTAGTAATAAGATATACGAAACCGATGTAATCTTCGGAGATTTCATTAACTTCTTTCTTCTTATAGTACCATGTCATCAGGTACTTATTTTCTTGGGCCTTCCTATCATGCCTTTTCTGGCTGCTTTACGTTCGTCTCTTTTTGCCTGTATTTCTACTCGCCTAGTGCTTGCTTCATTGCGTATTTCTGAAAGCCAATATCGTGCCTTAATGCCTGCTTCGTCGGAGCCTTTGTACTCAAATCGATCCTGCCACTTAAAATATTCCTGAAAAGCAGCAATCATTTTATCATGGCTTTCTGAACTCAAGCAACAATCTCCACATCGTTTGAATAGCTGGTAAATCCGTTTTCTTTGATTACCTTAAGCACATGATTAACACGACTAGCCAAATCATCTCTATGTGAAATCAAGAATACATTCTTGTTGCGTTCACGTGTCATTTTTTTAAGTACCGCAATACTTGATTCAACTCCGCTTGCATCCATACCACTATCAACAAGTTCGTCGATGAACAACAGGTTAATTGCTTGATATAAGTTTTCCCATACATCACGGAATGCCCATGACATAGACAAAATAAGCCTATTGCGTTCACCACGTGATAGATTATCGAAGTCTAGATCTTGTCCTAGTTGTGTAATAATAACAGTTAGGTCGTTTTGAAATTCTACCAGATGCGGCAAACCAATTTTATCTAGATAATAGGTCAGGCGCTGATTTAGATAGGCTAAGTTTTGATCAATAATTCTCTTACGGATAAAGCTATCTTTGTTTGTTAACAACTTATGCAAAAACTCTTGATGATCTTTAACACGCACCAATGTGTTTAGACCTTCATAATTCAATTCCTGCACAGCAGTATTACGTAATTCTTCAATTTGTTCAATGTAAGGATTATCTTCTGCAACTTTGATTTCTAAGTCACGCTCTAAACTGCTTAGAGTATTTTTGTGGTTGAGTGCCTGTTCTAGATTATCATAGATAACTGTAGGGCACTGACCTAATTCACCAACTAGGCTAAGTGCTTCGTTGAGTTCGCTGAGCTCTTCACTGTGAGATTTTAAGTGCCCTTGACTTTCTTCAACCTGCTTGCTTTTAGCAGACATCATTTCATCATGCTTGGAGTCATGTAGGTCTTGACCACAACTATGACACTTGTGATCTGCAAGAGTTATTAATTCTCTTTCTAGCTTTTCCAGTGTTCGCTGTTCTCTTTCTAGCGTACTAGTCTGTTTGGCAACAAGAACTGTTAGACTATCACGTTCTTTTTTACTTTTGTTCCACTCTACTAGAGCACGTTGATTGGCAATTTCTTCATCGATCTCAACATCCAACAATTTTTCAATTGCCTTGGTTAAATTATTGAGAGCAGTTTCGTGTTGTTCTTCCCACAAACGTTGTTTACGCTCAAGAGATTCGATGCTCTGTTGGATACGTTCATTGCTGGCTTTGATAGTTTCAAGTTTTATATTTTCTGTGGAAATACTATCTTTGCTCTGCTTGACCTGTTCTTTGAGTGCTTCCGCCTTTTCACTTAATTGCGTAATACCTAATAGTTGTTCAATGATAGCACGTTGATCCGCAGCCTTCATAGAAAGAAACGGTTCAGTATAAGTGTTAAGAGCCACAAGATGCTTGAACATGTCATGAGTCATACCGAATACATCTTCGATATCTTTTTGTGTTTCTCTTGAATCGCCTTGACTTTCGTCTTGTTCCGGGCTTTCTTGTTCTTGCCCGTTAACGGTAAATTTTAAAATGTTAGGTTTACGGCCACGTTCGATATGATAATCAATACCGTCCTTTTCAAAACTAACTGTACATAACATACCTTTGTTGTTAATTTTATTAACAAGGTTGTCTTTCTTAATATTCGTTAGCGCAGTACCAAATATTGCATAGCTAAGGCCATTAATGATGGTGGTTTTACCCGTACCATTGCGGGCGCCGCTGTCATCACCGCCTAGGTCTAGGTTTTCTCCCAGCACTAGAGTTAGTTGTCCTTTGTCAAAGTTAATTGCTTGGGTCTGTGCGCCCACGCTCATAAAGTTTCTAACAGTTAGGTCTTTAATTTTAATCATAGGTTATTGTAGATCTCCAACAGCATGGCCTTGTCAAAGGTATCACTGTCGATGGCATTAATTTGATTCATCACAATGGTGTCAACTGATTCGAAGTTGATATCGATAGGTGTAGACTGTGCATCTACTTCAACTTTTTCAGGAATCAACATAAGCTCACGCAATTTATATTGCGGCATAAATGTTTCTTTGATAAAGTTTGCTTCTTCAAAGCTGATAGGCAAATCAATAGTTACCCGGCAATGCATCTTTTCTTTTAAGAGCTCGTCCGGTCTGTCAATAATTTGACTCAGTTTAAAAGTACGATAAACAGGCTGATCAGTCCAGGTACGAAACTCAGGTTTGCCGCCCCACTCTAACATCATCATGCCACGGTCATCATCGCCAGCGTCGGCATAGTTGTGAGGAAATGCATTACCGATGTAATGTATGTTTCTATTGTTTTGTCTTTTGTGGAAGTGCCCAGTGAACACATATTCTTGATTGGTAAAATGTCCTGACTGAATAGTTCCGTGATCAGGCATCTGCACCATAGCATTCATATAGAAGCTGGGTAGTTCCAAGTGACCAAACAGGTATCGGCTTTTGATGTCCGGAATAGTTTTCCACTCGTCTCCTACTAGCCAAGGCATAATAGTAACATCTCCTTCGGTAAGTCGTTCCCTAACAGGAATAATATTAGGAAACAGGCGCATGAACTCAACAGAGTTAATTTCACGTTTGTCTTTATAGAACAAATCGTGATTGCCTAGAATGAAATAGACTTTTTCAAATGATTGGCTCAGCTTCTCTAGGTTAGAAACTGTATAGTTCATAGTTGACACATCAGTGGTGTTTCTATTATGATGCCAATCGCCTAGAAAAATTGCTGTTTCGCAATTTTCTCGTTTGGCAGTCTCACAAAACCATGTGACGAAATCTTCACAATCTTGATTGTGTGTTCTACTACCGGACTTTAGGCCGAAATGAATATCAGTGAAGCAGGCTACTTTCTTGAATAATGACATAGAATCTCCTTAGTTATTGTAACACGTTTACAACTACTAGGTCAATCCCAATCTCCGCCACCGTCTACTGGTGCAGTACTAACTGGCCCATAACTGGCACCACCTTTACCAGCAGCATTTTGTCTAGTCCAACTTGGATTCATCCCGTTGATTTCTAAAATGTCATCCCGGATATTTTGATTACGTTTTTCGATGTTGATAATTCTAACGAATGAATTGGTAACCGCAGCCGTGTAGTAGGCAAAAGGATTATCAGACTTGGATTCGTCGAATTGTAAACCGATCTGTGTTAACTGTAGAATAGCTTGCCCACGCATCTCATCATTGTAGGTATACCCACGAACGTTGCCTCTAGTTGCATATCGCTCACATAACTTCAAAAACATACGGGCTAGATTGTTAGTCATTTGTCCATGTTCTTTGTTAAATGATCCTGTAGTTAAATCGCCCTTCCAATGACTTTTACCAACAAGAATTAGGTTGTCGTTGTCATCAAACTTCCAGTGTTGGAAAGGTGGAAAATTTACTTTATCGTGACTGTCAGCAGTATTCTTTAGAGTTTTCTTACGACCAGGTGCAAGCGGAATGTGTTCAAAGGTCATAATTCGAAACACCACATCTGGTTTTTTAATAGTTTTGTAATCAACCTCAAAGTCTTTTGCAGGGAATTTTTTTCCTCCCGACTGTGCAATTTCGTGAGCTTTTTTGCCCATCTTGATTGCTCTATTTCTTTTTGCATCTGCAATAGTACGAATGTTAATTTTAGAAATATTAGGTAAAATTAAATCGTAATCTCCGTATGCAGGATCTGTGTAAAAGCAATAGGTATTTTTGCTTAGATGTATCTCTTTTAATAGATCTTTATTAGTAAGATATTTAATCTTAGGCGGTTGAGTAGATATAGTCATTGTTTCAGAATTCTCCAGTAGTTAATATAATAGCACATTTTGTCAAGAATAAATAGAGTATAA